AGCTCAGGTTGTGCTTGCAGGCCAAGACATGGTGGATCAAATTCAGAAAATGATTGAACAGATTTCTGAAATGCAATTCAAGGACTTGCCAGCATTGGTGGCCACTATTAAAAATGACATGGGCACTGAACAAGCCAATCAATATCAAACACAGGCCACCGAAGCACTCAATTCATTGTTGCAAGCAGTGCAACAGGGCAAGACTCAGTTGGATGCGGCACAGGCCAGTTTAAGTGGCGAGGCGCCTGCGGCCATGCCTGGCAATGATCTAGGACTAGATGCTGGCGGTATGGATGGTGCTGAAGCTGATCTTGGTGCTGTAGATGATGTTGACTTATCCGGTGACATAGATATTGATGCTGACCTAGGCAACAAAAAACCATCAGCCGCATTGGGAAGAGATCGCAGATAATGCGGATCAATGAGGTATTTTCACCTCAGCCCGATGTGGCCAAACTTGCTGCTCTTGCTGATTTCTTGACTGGTCGGGCCGAGGATCGCTCTGCTCCCAAAAAAATATCAACTGATGCATTCATTAGTCTAGCCAAGAACATGAAAATCAGCATGACCTTGGATCAGTTAAAAAATCTAAGTCAACAAGAGCCACTGTCAAACATCATTCGCAATGTAGAAAACGACACAGTTATATTTCATGACATCGATGATCCAAGTGGTGAAGAACCAAATGACACCATGGATGTACAACAAGCCCAGGCCACTGTGGATAAAATGGCCAAACGGGCGGCAAAAAAGAAAGGGATTTAACATGTTAGAAACTTTGTTTTGGTTAGCACTCGGCGCATTCATAGGTTGGAACCTCCCACAACCAGAATTTGCAAAAAATCTCCAGCAAAAAGTACTTGACATTTTTTCAAAAAAGCAGTAAACTTATACTGTGAGTAAGGCGTTATATAAGTGTAGTCCCTTATTAAGGAAAAATTATGAAAAAACTTTTAGTAGCATTGTCACTTTTGGCCTTGACTGGATCAGCCCTGGCCCAACATGGGCATCATGGGTATAGACACTATGGACCCCCTGTGTACTACGGTGGCGGTAACTGGGTCGCGCCACTTATCATTGGCGGCGTAGTTGGTGCGGCCATTGCCAATCGTCCTGCGCAAGCAGAAACTGTGATTGTCCAGAGACAACCTGTAATTGTGCAACAGCAACAAGAAAATTGCACACCTTGGAAAGAAATCCAAACTTCGGATGGTCGAACATACCGAGAAAGAACATGTACACAGTAATATGGCATACAGCGACAAAGTAGTTGATCATTATGAAAATCCCAGGAATGTCGGATCTTTTGACAAGAGTGATACTGATGTCGGTACTGGCATGGTTGGCGCACCTGCTTGCGGTGATGTAATGAAATTGCAAATAAAGGTGGATCATGATACAGGTATTATTACAGATGCAAAATTTAAAACGTATGGCTGCGGATCGGCTATTGCGAGCTCGAGCCTCATTACAGAATGGGTCAAAGGCATGCACATTGACCAAGCAGGATCAATTAAAAACTCCGAAATCGCCGAAGAACTAGCACTACCCCCGGTTAAGATTCACTGTAGTATTCTAGCTGAAGATGCCATCAAGGCCGCAGTAGAAGATTACAGGAAACGACACTAACACATAAAAATGTACTGGTTAAACAACCATTATAATTTTGTTTTTGCTGGTGGGTCTTGCGGATCGTTTGTTAAGACAATTTGGAATTTCTATAATGCCTACATTTACAATAATGAAATTATTAATAGGCATCACAAGGTAGACTACAAAGTAGTTCCTAAAATTAAATTACATGTAAATGAAACAACAGGGGATGCACATGATAATATTATGTGTTATCAACAGTTCCATGACCACAATGTGTTACATGTTAAGAACAATGATCCTGATAAAAAAATAATTTTAATCATGTTTGACCATGATGACATAGACTTAATAACAAAATTACAGTATTTTAAATTTAATAAACCATGGTTAGAAAATAATTTAGATCTTGCTAAAAATTTATATCCAGCCATAGCCGACGGACTGTCGGACCCTGCCCGTTGTGAAGAAACATGGAGAAAGCATTTGAAACAAGGATATCAGCATTGGTTAAAACATGTGGATTCTGAAAATGCCGACTTTGTAATTGACTTTAAAACAATATACTGGGAGTCGGACAAGAATTTAAATCAGCTTATAAGCAGTTACTTAAAAACTGATGCTCGACCCGAAGTTGACTCTTATATCAATAAGTATAGACAAATAAATTATAAATTATACGGAGAATAACTATACCATGGTACAACTCACAGAGCCAGCCGTTAAAAAGATACAAAACATGTTGACCCGCCGCGGCTCAGGCATTGGCATCCGTCTTGGGGTTAAAACTACAGGCTGCTCAGGACTTGCTTATGTGTTAGAATATGTTGATGCACCAAAAACAGGTGATGAGCAGTTTGAATGTTCTGGTTGCCAGGTCTTTGTTGATCCAAAAAGCTGTGTGTACTTGCAGGGACTCACTGTGGACTATGTACGCAAAGGTCTACAGGAGGGATTTGAATTTCTCAATCCCAACGAACGAGATCGTTGTGGTTGCGGCGAAAGTTTTCGAGTATAGCTTGTTTTTTTGATTTATCTAGTGTATAATATGTAGATGACTACATATAATCCAAAATTCAATTATCAAACAGTTCCCCGAGTTACCTTGGAGGGTAAACGCTTTTATGCCACACCAGATGGCAATAATTTGCCCAGTGTAACTACAATCCTTGACAAAACCAAAAGCGAAGAAAGCAAAGAAGCACTCAACCGCTGGCGGAAAAGTGTTGGCCATGAACGTGCCCAACAAATCACCACCGAAGCTGCCAATCGTGGAACACGAATGCACACTTATCTTGAACACTATGTCAAGACTGGCGAAATCAAAGAACGCGGCAGCAACCCATTCAGTTGGTCCAGTCATGTCATGGCCAATACCATAATTGAAAAAGGACTCAAAAATGTCAATGAGTTCTGGGGCATTGAAGTACCCTTGTATTTCCCCAAGGTATATGCAGGCACCACAGACGGTGCTGGTGTACACTTAAATGAAGAAGCCATCATGGACTACAAGCAAACTAACAAGCCCAAGCGTCGTGAATGGATTGATGATTACTTTGTGCAACTATGTGCCTATGCCGAAGCACACAACGAATTGCATGGCACACGCATACGCAAGGGTGTGGTGCTGATGTGTGTAAAACCCGATATTGATGAACAGTTTAACATTATTAAGCCCCCAGAATATCAAGAGTTTGTATTAGAGGGCGCAGAGTTTGACAAATACCGTGACCTCTGGTGGCGCCGTTTAGAGCAGTACTATCTAACTTGCTAAATACTCAAAGATAGAGGAACGCAACGTGGCCATAGTACAGATTTCACGAATTACCAATCGAAAAGGTAACACAGAAAATTTACCCCAATTAGCTGGTGCAGAACTGGGTTGGTGTGTTGATAGCCGTAGGTTGTTTATCGGCAACGGTACCTTGCAAGAAGGTGCACCAATCATTGGTAACACAGAAATTTTAACTGAATTTTCCAGCATAACAGAGCTCAGTGATTACACTTACAAAGACAGCGTGGTTGGATACACTGTGCAAACAGGACCCAATGCCAACGATCCAGTAATTAGGACAGTACAACAAAAGCTAGATGATTTTGCGGATGTCAGGGATTTTGGTGCTGTTGGTGATGGTGTAGCCAATGACACTGCTGCCATTAACCGAGCCTTGTATCAATTGTATTGCCGAGAGTCCAACACACAAGTGCGTCGTACATTGTATTTTCCAGCTGGTACCTATCGCATCACAGAAACAATTGTAATACCAACATATGCCAAATTGGTTGGCGAAGGGGCTGATTGTACAAATATTATGCTGGATGCCAACGACAATAGTTCGTTGACAGAGTACGTGGCAAGGTACGGAGACAGTCTTCAACAAACTGGCGCCAACATTGGCAGCAACAGTGCCACACCTCCCACCAACATTGAAATAAGTTCAATGACTTTTCAGTCCTTGATAGACACTGATGTTTTTCTTGTAGATCGTGCTACGCAATGCTGGTTTGACAGCGTTGACTTTAAAGGTCCTATAACTCTTGCTCAAATACAAAATGATGACGTGGTGCCCTTGCCTTTAATTTCGGCTGTGTCATTTGACAGCTCCACTGCATTGGTTACCAATACTATAACATTTGACAAATGTGGATTTTATAACATAACCTATGGTATAAACACCGATGCTGACCTACAAGCCGTGACAGTCAGTAACGGAAGATTTTATCAACTTAAACAAGGCGTGGTGCTGGCTACTAACCCATCGGGTGTGCGTATAGTACACAATCACTTTGATCAAGTTTATGCCGAAGGCATTTACGTCACAGCTGAATTGAATATCACAGCCCATAATATTTTTTATGATGTTGGCAACAACATTGGCAGCGGCAGCCCCATAACCCCGGTGATCTTTTTTAACAACGACAACTGTGTCAGTGTATCTGATTTGTTTGCCAGAGATGCCGCAGACAACTTTGACATTCCAAGAATTAGTATCATCTCCACTGGCAGCAATGCGTCAGGTGGCACACTGATTCAACAAGGACGTTATGCAAGGGAAAATGGTCGAACATTTGAATTAACTGATGGTGCGGCATCGCAGACTTTGTTTTTGATAAACGCAGACACAACACGAGCATTTTCGATGTTCTATACCATCATTCGTGGATCTAGTTTTAGACACGGTACCCTTACAGTAACTGGGGGTGCCGATGACTCTACACCAAATCCCATTTCTTACACCGACGACTACACAGAGAATACAGAAACAGGTATAACTTTGTCAGCAAGTCAATCAGTTGCTACTATATCAGTTTTGTATAGCGCAACCTCTATCTCGGTGCCTGGCACCTTAACTTATTCTATAAACTATCTAGCTTGATGTGGCCTTTAAAATACGAAGACAGACTGCGAGAGTGGTTTGAACTACGCCAGTCCTTTGATCAACACAATCTAGAACACAGCCTCCTGGCCATTAATAAATGGTGGTGGCGTTGTCCTATCATAAACAATTCTATACATTGGGACAATTATAAAAAATGGCCTAATCCCTGGGAATTACTGGTCAACGATGCTCATTGCGATCTTGCAAGAGCATTGGGAATCGTGTATACTTTGTTGTTGATTGACGAATCATACAAATCCCGAATAGGATTGGTGCAATCTGACAGTGACAATTTAGTCCTTGTTGATCAAGGGAAATATATATTGAATTGGTCCCCTAATGATTTGTTAAATATCCAATCCACAAACATCACCCAGAAGAAGAAACTAACCGGTGATCTATTATATTCACTAATAGGCGCTAAAGCATGACAACACAAATACAAGTAACAAAACGAGACGGTAGCAGAGAACAGCTAGACATTGAAAAATTGCATAAAGTGGTATTCTGGGCCACTCAAGGCATAACTGGAGTCAGTGCCAGTCAAGTAGAAATCAAAAGTCACATACAATTTTACAACGGAATAAAAACATCAGCAATTCAAGAAACACTGATTAAATCTGCAGCCGATTTAATCAGTGAAGAAACCCCAAATTATCAATATGTTGCCGGACGTCTAATTTCTTATCACATACGAAAGCAAGTGTATGGCAATTTTACCCCTTGTCACATTTTGAAACTGGTGGAGAACAATGTTGCCAGCGGATTTTATGATTCTGAATTATTGACATCTTACACTGCTGACGAATGGGATACCATCAACAGTTTTATCAAACACGATCGAGACGAACAACTCACTTATGCTGCCATGGAACAGTTTCGTGGCAAATACCTGGTACAAAATCGAGTAACCAAAGAAATAAAAGAAACTCCGCAGATGTCATACATTTTGATTGCGGCCACATTATTTTCTAATTACCCCAAAGAAACAAGATTAACCTGGATCAAAGATTATTATGATGCAATCAGCACACACCAAATCAGTTTGCCCACACCAGTAATGGCCGGTGTTCGTACACCACAGCGACAGTTTAGTAGCTGTGTGTTGATAGAAACTGATGACAGCTTAGACAGCATCAACGCAACAACTTCAAGCATTGTAAAATACGTAAGTCAAAAAGCAGGCATAGGGATTGGCGCTGGTCGTATTCGTGCTCTTGGTTCACCAATCCGTAACGGTGATGCTTACCACACTGGTGTGATTCCCTTTTATAAAATGTTTCAAGCAGCCACACGTAGTTGTAGCCAGGGTGGAGTGCGCAATGGCGCGGCTACGTTGTATTATCCAATTTGGCATTTGGAAGTCGAAGACCTGTTGGTATTAAAAAACAACAAAGGTACCGAGGATAACCGTGTGCGACACATGGACTACGGCATACAGTTTAACAAAGTCATGTACGAAAGACTGTTAAACAACGGTGACATCACTTTGTTTTCACCACACGATGTGCCTGAATTGTACGATGCGTTTTTTACCAATGTAGACCGATTCCGTACGTTGTACGAAATGGCTGAACGCAATTCTAAACTGCGTAAAAAGAAAATCAAAGCAATAGATCTATTCACATCATTTGTGCAAGAGCGCAAGGATACTGGACGTATCTATCTCATGAATGTAGATCATGCCAACGGACATGGTAGTTTCATTCCCGAAGTTGCACCAATTCGTCAAAGTAATCTTTGCTGTGAAATCAACTTGCCCACTAAGCCACTCAATGACATCAATGACCCCAATGGTGAGATTGCACTTTGCACACTAAGTGCAACCAACTGGGGTGTATTCCGTGAGCCCCAAGACATGGAAAAGGCCTGTACATTGGCAGTGCGTGGGCTTGACGCATTGTTGAGTTATCAACATTACCCAATATTGGCAGCACAGTTGGCAACAGAAAATCGTCGTCCCTTGGGAGTAGGTATTATTAACTTGGCGTATTGGTTGGCCAAACATGACTTATCCTATAATGATCCAGCCGCATTGGTAAAAATTGATGAGTGGGCACAGCACTGGAGTTATTACCTGATTAAAGCATCGGTGGCTTTGGCTCGTGAGTTTGGTGCATGTCCCAAGAGCAACGAAACAAAATATCATCAAGGTATTTTACCAGTTGACACTTATAAAAAGGAAGTCGATGAATTAGTACCCCATGTTGATGCTGTTGATTGGGACGGCCTAAGATCGGACCTTGTGAAATATGGTATTCGCAATTCTACATTAATGGCGCTAATGCCAGCAGAGACAAGTGCACAAATCAGCAACAGCACAAATGGTATTGAGCCTCCACGTAGCTATGTCAGTATTAAACAAAGCAAAGACGGTGTGTTAAAACAAGTTGTACCTGAATATCGCAGATTAAAAAACAAATATGAGTTGTTGTGGGATCAACCTAGCCCAGAAGGATATCTAAAAATCTGTGCAGTGCTACAAAAATATGTTGACCAAGGTATAAGTGTCAATACCAGCTACAATCCTCAGCACTATGAAGATGAAAAGATTCCAATGAGCGATATGCTCAAACACATAATTATGTTTTACAAATATGGTGGCAAGCAACTTTATTATTTCAACACCTTTGATGGTAGCGGTGAAATTGACTTAGACCGATTGTCGCAAAAACAGATGCTAGTCGAAAGCGTGGTCATGTCCACGCAAGATGACGAAGACTGCGATTCCTGCAAAATTTAAAAAAAATTAAATGAAAAAAAGAAACTATACGGAGCAACTACAATGTCAGTGTTAAATTTAAAAAAAAATCATGATCATACAACCAGTCTTGCATTTCTAGACCCCAACGGCGGCGTAGGAATGCAAAGATTTGACACATTAAAATATCGTCAATTTGATAAACTCACTGACAAACAATTGGGATTTTTCTGGCGCCCCGAAGAAGTTGATGTGTTACGTGATGCCAAGGACTTCAAAGACTTGACAAACTTTGAACAACATATTTTTACCAGCAATTTAAAAAGACAGATTCTATTAGACAGTGTTCAAGGAAGGGCACCTAGTTTGGCCTTCATGCCATTGAGCAGCCTGCCTGAACTAGAAACTTGGATTGCCACTTGGACATTTTCTGAGACGGTGCACAGTCGTAGCTATACACACATTATTCGAAATATTTTTTCTGATCCAGGCAAAGTATTTGATGAAATGTTGGACATCAAGGAAATTGTTGATTGTGCCTATGACATTACTCGGTACTACGAT